TGGTAATATGGCATTATTATTCTGCTCTATTTATAATATGAATATATTCTTAGAGCTCCCTCGTCAGCATGGTAAAACACTATCAGCAGACGTTAGATATTTACACTTATTTAACTTTGGTACATCTAACTCTACTATTGCATTTATGCATAAAGCATTAGATGGTTCTAAAGATAACTTACAAACACTTAAAAACTTACGTGAGTGTTTACCTCCATATCTACGTATGGACCAAACATTCTCTCGTGATGGTAAAAATGCTAAAGTTTCTGATACGGTATTGAGACTTGAGCATGCCGTTAACCGAAATAAGATTATCACTGTAGCATCTGCTCGTAATAAGACAGCTGCACAAAATACTCTTCGTGGTAAATCTATTCCGTTACTCTGGGGTGACGAATGGGGATTTGCACCATATAATGAAATCATTTATCTTAATACAGTTCCTGCATTCAAGAGAGCTGCCGATAATGCTAGAGCAAATGGTGCACCTTATGGTATCCTATTCACTACAACACCAGGATTCTTAACATCCACTGAAGGTATCTTTGCATACCAAATGAAAGAAGATGCAGTTCCATTCTCTGAATTCTGGTATGATAAATCATATCAACAGATTATGGATATAATGAATTCTAATACTAAGTCTACTTTCGTATATATCAAGTTCAGTTATGCTCAACTTGGTAAATCTGAAGACTGGTTTAGAGAAATCTGTAGAACTATGAATAACCGTTGGGAAGACATCCGTCGTGAAGTACTTCTTGAATGGTCT